GTGGCAATAACTAGAATAGGTAACCCAGCAATCGCAGATCAAAGAGGCATTAATTTTAGGAATATAATAATTAATGGCGGGATGGATGTAGCACAAAGAGGAACTTCTGTTAGTTCTGTAACAGCAACTGGTTATAATACTTGCGATAGATTTCAAACATCTTTTACTGGTACAGCTGGAACTTGGACAGAATCTCAATCTACTGATGTGCCTAGTAGTCAAGGATTTTCAAAATCATTTAAATTAGACTGTACTACTGCTGATGCTTCATTATCTACTACTGATTCTCTAACAATACAAACAAAATTTGAAGGTCAAAATTTACAGTATTTATTAAAAGGCACTTCATCTGCTAAAAATCTTACTCTTTCATTCTGGGTAAAATCAAACAAAACTGGAACTTATATTGCAGAACTAGATGATAATGACAATGCAAGAAATATTAATAAATCATATACAATAAATTCAGCAGATACTTGGGAAAAGAAAACAATTACTTTTGCTGGAGATACAACAGGAGCATTTGATAATGATAATGGAGCAAGTTTAAGAATATTTTTTTGGTTGGCTGCTGGAACTAATTTTACATCAGGTACTTTACAAACTTCTTGGGGAAGCACAGTAGATGCAAACAGAGCAGTAGGTCAAGTCAATCTTGCCGACAGTACAAGTAATGAATGGTACATTACTGGAGTCCAGTTAGAGGCAGGTCAAGTTGCAAGCGACTTTGAGTTCTTGCCTTTTGATGTAAATGAAAATAGATGTCAAAGATACTTTCAAGAGGTTGGTGGTCCTGTTACTGGTAGCGTGGGTTTTGCAAATAGTTTTACAGGTTTGTTTAATACTACCACAGAAGTAATTGGAAATAGAATACTTCCTGTAAAAATGAGGGCTGCACCAACGGTAACTATAAGTGCTTTATCTACATTTGATTTAGAACCTTTTGATCAAGCACCTAGTACTTTAGTGGCGCAAAATAGTTCTCCAGATGAAGTTAATTTAAATGCAGATTCTCCAACAGCTAGAACAAAAGGTTTTGGAGGTATGATTACTATAGATCAATCAGCTGGATATGTAAGAATGGATGCAGAATTATGATTATAACATTAGTTGAAAAAATTTATGACCACAAAGGTAATTGTAATATGTACAAAGCAATAATGAATGATATTACAAAATTTGTACCACATGATCCAGACAACACAGATTACCAAGTAATTCAAGAATGGGCCGCAATAGAAGGCAATAACATCATCGATCCAGGAGCATAGACCATGCTCTTTGGCGCAACACCTTTTTCAACAATAAGCTTTGGTGGAAATGTAATATCAAATGCTCTTGTTAATGTAACAGGTAACAGAGTTAATTTTACAATTGGTAATGTTACAATTGCAGGTCAAGCAAGTGTTAACGTTACCGGTAACCGGATAAATGTATCTACAGGTAATGTAACGGTAGCAGCTGCTGCTATTGCTGCTGCAACAGGAAGTCAAGTTAATACTGCAACAGGAAGTGTTACTGTTTCTGGCGGTGCAATAGTAGGTGTAACTGGTAACCAGTCTAATTTATCTATTGGTAATGTATCAGTAAAAGTTGGCCAAACGGTTCCAGTAACCGGCATCCAGGCTAATATTGCAAATGGAACAGTTACTGTTACAGCGAATGCTACTGTTTCTGTTGTTGGTAATAGAGTAAATGTAACAATCGGTAATGCAACAGCTACCGGTGGTGCAACGGTTCCGGTTACAGGAAACAGGGCTAATATAGCAACCGGCACAGTTACCGTTACAGGTACAGCAGTTGTAAATCCAACGGGTAGTAGAATTAATCTTGCAACAAGTCAGGTATCTATTAGAGCATGGAGTGCTATTGACCCTAATGTGGATCAACAATGGGTAGATATTGCAACAGGAGCAACAAGTAATTGGACGGAAATTAACACACAAGCAACAGGTGATTGGGTAGAAATTGATACAACAGCTATCCCACCAAAACCGTAGTTGCTTTTGTTGAAAATTAATATAATATACAATATAAGGAGTGTAATATGGCATCAAGCACATCAAGTGATTTAAAATTAGAACTAATGACAACAGGCGAAAAGTCTGGTCAATGGGGTACAATTACTAATACAAACTTACAGATTTTAGAACAAGCAGCATCAGGATATTTATCTTTAGATGTAGCTAGTTCAGATGTTGCTTTAGCTTTAGATAGTTTTGCAACATCTAATGGTAAAAATTTATACTACAAATTAACTGGAACTTTAGCAGCAAACAGAACGGTTACTATGCCAGCTTCTGCTGAAAGAGTATTTATTATAGAAGATGCAACTACAAGATCTTCTTCTCATTATACATTAAATGTAAAAGTTGTTGGTGAAGCAACAGGAGTAGTTGTTCCTGTAGGTGCTAAAATGGTTTTATACTCTGATGGGACTAATATGTTTTCTGGTCCAATGACAAAAGGATTTAATACAGTTACTTCTGCGTACACTGCAGTTTCAGGAGATCAAGTTTTAGCAAATACAACTGGTGGAGCTATAACAATAACTCTACCTGCATCCCCTTCTACAGGAGATGAAGTAAGTATTACAGATGCAAGAGGAACTTTTGCAACAAATAATTTAACTATAGATAGAAATAGTCAACCAATAGAAAGTGCTGCTACCAACGATATATTAATTACAAATGGTCAATTTGTTGATTTAGTTTATGTAGATGCAACAAGAGGTTGGGCTTATAAAAATACTAAAGAAAGAGGTTACACTACAGTCACTGCAAACGTAACCGCTATTGCAGGAGATCAGATTTTAGCTAACACAACAGGTGGAGCTTTTACTGTAACTTTACCCGCATCTCCAGTTGTTGGTAATGAGGTAGTAGTAATTGATGCAAGAGGAACTTTTGGAACAAATAATTTAACTGTAGCCAGAAATGGAGAACCTATCAATACAGGAACATCTGATTTAATTTTAAGTACAAATGGTCAAGCGATTACTTTAGTTTATGTAGATGCTACAAGAGGTTGGGCATATAAAACAAATACAGCATAGGGGGCTTAAAATATGGCTCTTGTCGATTTTAAAATACTACCAGGGATAGACAAACAAACTACTTCTGCAGGAGCAGAGCAACGTTGGGTAGATTCTGATAATACTAGATTTAGATATGGTTTACCTGAAAAAGTAGGTGGTTGGCAATCTCCTGTAAAAAAATCAATGGTAGGTATCGCAAGACAGATGCATGCGTTCGTTGATTTAACTGGAAACAAATATATTGTAATAGGTACAGATAAATTTTTATTAGTTTATTTTGATGGTGCTCTTTATGATATTACTCCTTTATCAACAAGCCTAGGAGCCGGAACCATAACTACAACTGCATCTTCAGCTAATATAACTATTACATTAAATTCACATGGTTTAGTTGCAGGACAAATTATATTAATGTCTAGTACAACTCTACCTTCAGGTACAGGATATAGTGCATCTGATTTTGATGATAAATTATTTCAAGTAACTTCTATTACAGACAGTAATAACTTTGTAATTACACAAAGTTCAGCAGCAACTGGAAGTGCTGGACCGGGAGGAAGTATTACAGTAACACCATATGTAACTGTTGGACCACAAGTACAAACAATTGGTTATGGTTGGGGAACAAGTACCTGGGGAAATGGAAACTGGGGAGAAGATTCAACTGGAGAAGGAGTGGTCCTGGAGCCAGGCCTCTGGAGTCTTGATAATTACGGTGCAGTATTGGTTGCAACTATTGCAAATGGAGCAACTTTTACATGGGACTCAACTGCTACAGATCCATTAACTATAAGAGCATCACAATCAACATCTGGATTTGAAACAACCTCTAACCCACCTGCATCTAGATTTACAATGGTATCACCAACGACAAGACACTTAGTTCATTTTGGAAGTGTTATTCCATCTAGTGGTTCACCTAATCCACAAGATGACATGTCAATTGTTTTTTCTGATCAAGAAAATATAAATAGTTATACTCCTACTTCTGTAAACACAGCAGGTTCTCAAAGATTACAAGACGGTACAAAAATATTAACTGCATTAAAAGCAAAAGAATCTATGTTGGTTTGGACAGACAATGCACTTTACAACATGAGATTTATAGGTGCACCTTTTACTTTTGGTTTTGAACAAGTAGGTACAAATTGTGGAGCAGTAGGTAAAAACGCAGCTGTTGAAATAGATGGTGTTGCATTTTGGATGTCATCAAAAGGATTCTTTGCATTTGATGGTACAGTTAGATCATTACCTTGTAGTGTTGAAGATTATGTTTATGACGATATTAATACAACGAAAGGTCAACAAGTTTTTGCAGGTATAAACAATTTATATACAGAAGTTATTTGGTGGTATCCAAGTGCTAATTCTGATTATAATGATAGATATGTAGTATATAATTATGCAGATAAAGTTTGGTACACAGGGACAGAACCCAGAACATCTTGGGTAGATGCAGAGATATATAATAAACCTTTTGGAACTAAATTTACAGAGTCAGGCACCGGTACTTTTCCAGAAGTAATAGGTGAGTCTGGATTAGGTAAATCACAATTATTTGAACATGAAATAGGTACAAATCAAGTAGATGAAAATGGTACTCCTACAACCATCACCTCTTTTATTAAGTCATTTGATTTTGATCTACAACAACAGGGTGGAGTGGTAGGTGAAGTATTTTTAGCAGTCAGACGTTTCGTACCTGATTTTGAATCTTTAACAGGAGATGCCACAATTACGCTAAATATAAAGAGATATCCTCAACAATCTGATTCAGAAAGTACTCTTAGCCCCTTTACAATTGATTCATCTACTGATAAAAAAGATACAAGAGCAAGAGGAAGATTTGTTAATCTTAAAATAGAAAACAAAGACTTGAATCAATCTTGGAGATTTGGTACATTTAGACTAGATATTCAACCAGACGGAAGAAGATAATGGCAGTTAGAACCCCTTACACACCTTTATACGGAGATGTTTTAGATTACTTAGAAAGATCAGGACTACCTAGTGTAGGTGGTATATTTGATG